ATGAAAGATTGGGAGAAGGAACTAACTAAGGAATATTTGGGAAAAACAATCGACAACATACCGAAAGAGATCACATTTTCTGAAATCTACGGACATACCTTTTCACATTATGGGAAATCTTATGCTGCACAGGTTGATGAAGCTGGAAAAATAAAAAGCGTGAACCTGGTGAAATTAAAGCGAAAGTATAAATAATGTATCTCAAAAAAATTGCTGCAGCTCCGGATCGGGAAAGCTGCAGCATGAACATTGAGATACATTAATAAGCCTTTTTAAAGAATACCGGATCAAGACGATAAATGTCAGTATCCATGATCTGGTACTGGGCAGCCAGATGAAGATACATCCGGGTTACCGAATAGTCAGAATGACCCATCAGGATCCGGAGTGTTTCCAAGTTGCCGCCGCCCATAATGTAGCTGGTCGCGAATGTATGGCGCAGGAGATGCGGGTGAATTCGGTCTATTCCGGTATTCCGTACGATTCGAAGGAACAATGACTTTATGACGGATTCACTAATCCCCTTGTTCTCGGTAGTCTTTTTAAATAATCTGCCGGATACATGAAACAGTTGATAATATTCCCCCAGTAGCTTCTCCAGCAGCGGACACATGATAACGATCCGGGACTTTTCGCCTTTTCCACGATTGATAACGATCGTATGTGAAGCAAAGATGATGTCACTGGCTTCCAGGGCGATTACTTCACAGGATCGAAGACCAGCATCCAGCATCAGATGAAGGATACAGAGATTCCGCAGGTCATTGGGAATCGTTTGATCAAATACGGAATCAATCTTATAAACCTCGCTGGCCAGCAGGGGAACAATCTGATCATCGTCTGACCGGGGCAACTTTACACCTTCCGTATAACGCACTCTGGTATAGCGCGCCTGATACAGATAATTGAAAAAAGCCTTGACTGCCCGCATGTAAGTATTAACTGTATTATTTTTAATCGTTCCGTTTACATTCATCTTGTCCCGGAGCGGATGATCAAGAAACTTGTCTTTTGAGCGTAACCATAATGTATAATCATTCAAGATAGACTTTGGAAGCTCTGAAAGCGGAAAGAATTCAACTGGTCTATCAAAATGTTTCTCCAGGTAAAGAAGAAAATAAGTTACATTACGTTCATAATACCTTTTGGTAGTTAATGCCCAGTATGTACTACCCTGCATAATAAACTGATCATATGCTTCCTGTATTGTAATATCATTCATCAATAGCACCCCCTTGCAAAACTGATTCACAAGTGTTATCATAACAATAGACTTCACCAGTGTTTCTGTCGATAATATCAAAGTTATACATAGCGGCAGAATTAAGGTTTCCCGGCAGTTCACTCACATTGAGCTGCTGGGCTTTTTTATTTTTATACCGCAGTGCTTTTTCCATATCGTTGTCATTCATGGTACACAGTGCATCTAACATGTCTTGCATGACATCATCATTATTCAGTCCCTTGCGATAAAATCCATAGGTAACAAGCGAGTTGATTGCCCTCGTCTTGACCAGATCAGCATTCAATGTCCGGCTATAATTCCGAACCAGCTTAAGCTGCTTTGGCGGAATATAAACATCAACAAGCCGACAGCTCCGAAGTGACTTCCAGAATCCACACATGTCACGACGGGATTTATTTACATCCCCGGTTGGTTCTACCAGGCGGAACTGATGCATGGTCAGATAGTCAATGATCAGCTTATGATTGTATATGCAATCATAGATCCGTTTCGCCGGTCCCTTTTCCTTACTATCCCGGAAAGGCAAAAAAGCAAATGATTTTGAATGGCGGCGCATGGTCTGGTATTCTACATTCATGATCAGGTTGACCTTGGGTGTAAGCTGATCAACAAAACGCTGCAAAGTATCTTCTTCCATTGTCTGCGTACCATCCAACAGCTTCCGGCAAATGGATTTTGATAACTCGTTTTGGCCGTACTCCAGATAAAAAGCAACCCGGGCCATGTTTATGTATTTCCAGCTTTTCCGCTTATAGCATTCTTCATAAACGTAGAGATCATAGCGGTTGATCAATCCATTAAATAGCCAGAGGTAAAGAAACCATCCCTTATAGCCTTGTTCCACAACCTCTTTGCTCTTAAGATAGATTCGAATGAAAATCTTGTCCGAGCGCTTACCAAGCGAAAGGTAATCAATTTCATAACCCTGGCTTCCCTTTTTCTCGCTATGTGTAAGCGCATCTTCAAATTGATCGACCCGCATTTTATAAAAATTTTCCAGGCTAAAAAAACGTTCTGGATTCGTCAGGTAATTACTATGCCAACAATAATCAATTCGGTTTTCTTGACAAAAACCAATCTCTAAACCGAAGTAGCCAGCAATCGCCTGGACATATTCAAAAGAACGTTCAAATGATTCACTGATTCCATAAATCCAAAGCATGTAAGAACGAATCTGTACCACGCACTCACAAGTAACGGATGCGCCACCGTCGGAACCCCGGGGAACGCTGGGAGCAATGAAGATATCAAACCATTCCGGATATTCCAGGCACACAGAGTACATATGTGCAAAACTAAGCTTCCGGAGGTTAAGCAATTTACCATCGAAATCTATTTGCAGGAAATCAATCAGAACATTATCCAGCTTTTCATATTTCTTCTGGAAAAACTTACGAAACCGAAGAACCTGATGATCTGTACAATCAGCAGTGAAATCATTTACGAATTTGACTGAATAATAAAACGTATCAACATTATGTAAAAATTTTTGCTGATTAAAATCAAACCAGTATTTTCTATCATCATCAGACATTTCTTGAAAAATAGTACACTTTGATAGTTCCCTTTTTTGTATCATTTAGCACCTCACTTTAGTTAGTTAAAGTTCGTCGGGAGAATGCGTTTTCCCGACGATTTAAAATCGTCCTCAAGGCCTTGTATTCACTAGCTTTATGGCTAATTTTCCTTGTATTTTCAGACCACGTATTACAGGCACGTGGCGAGGCCTTTTTTCGCCGTTTTTGCCCATCTGTCGATGATGGCCTCACCGGCCGTTCAGGGGCCCCGGCTTCGCCACCCCTATCCGTCCGGCAAGGTCATCATCGAACATCTTGTAGCTATCGTACATGGAATAATACTTCTTCCGCCCGATCATCATGGTCACGCCGCTTTTTTCATTGACACCATACCAGTATTCAATCGCGGCAAATACAGGATGCCCAAGGGTGAACAAGGAAAGAATGAAGCCGCCTTTGCCAAAGTTATTAATTTTCCGATGCTTGACTTCATACTCCACCAGGGAACGGATCTGACGGTCGATCAGGCGGTCAAACTGCGTCACCAGAACGATGTCATAACCAAGCTTCCGGTGCTGGGTGAAGAAATAACACCATCTCTGGCGTTCCTTATCGTTCCAGCTCCGGCAGTTGAAGATCAGCTGACACTCATCAATTACAATCCAGGTCTGATGCTCCTTGATGCGGCCAGCTGCATCACGCTCATGACAAAGCAGGGCGAAGTCAACCAGCCAGTCAACGGTCAGGTCAAAATTATCCTTCTGAAAAAAATATCCTTTTTTCTTTCCGGTTATCATGTCGTAGTTGATTTCAAAGTTTGCGATCAGATGCTGTCCACGGTTCAGCCAGAAATAGATATCTTTTGCGACATGATAACTTTTCCCACTCCCTGGGGTGCCGGTATACAGATAGATCACCGGAAGATCACCCCCGCTTCCCGCAGATATAGATACCAGTATACGAAAAAGAACAATACGGTACCCACGGCAGCACTACGCAAGGAACTATAGATAAGATCATAGAATTCCGGGCAGCTGTAACGGAATTCATACCCCCAGCGTTTACAGATCATAGAATAGATCTGGTCGAACAGATAATGAAACAGTAACAGCAGAACCGAGCAGGCCAGCGTCAGCAGGCAGATGGATATTACCCCCATAATCAAAAATAGTAATGAATCAACACGTACAGTCATAAAAACTCCTTTCTGTATCTCAAAATTGCGGCAGCCGCCCGGGCAGCCAGGTTGAAATGAGATACAACTAATTATTATTCAATCATCTTTGCAAAGCGCAAAATTGCCTGATACAAGTAAAAAACAGCAACACAGATAAGCCAGGCTTCCCCGATCGCCAGCATTTCCGATATCGGAATGAAATAATTGAGATATCCCAGCTCCGGAACGCTGCCCATTTTATCCAGAAACGACGTAAAGGGAGAAGCCGGCAGGAACGAAAGCAGGGTGTTGGCTATCACTATAAGAACTGCTTTAATCTTCATCAACATATTGATCACCTATCCTTTGATTACATATCGCGTTGCATACACCAGACCAGCTATATATATCAGGAGTATGAAGTAACGAATAACTACAACAGGACGTTCCCAGTCAGTAAAATCAATCGTAATCTCATGACTGTATTGTATGTACTGGTTATCTATCACAAACGGAATCTTCCAGACCGGCGAAATGGGTGTTGCCTGGACTACCTGGAAGCAATGGATCAGGTCAAACGGAATGCAAAACGGGAATTTATCGGTTACAATATCGGATATTTTATAGTTGCCATCATCTTGCCCGACTACTACGTTTTCTATAGCGGAAGCTATGCTTGCCGGAATTGCCAGAATGGCATTCCATATCTTCTTAAGCCATTCGATGATATTGGGAAGCCAGGGGAAACCATTATCGTCAATATCAATATTTGGATCCGCATCCCCACTAATGACATCACCGGTTTGCGCGTCAACAAGAGCGATACCCAACTGCGTAAGTACATCATCTAATGCCAGAGCACCAGTTGAAAGATCGGATAAAATCTCAGGTAATTTATCAAGATCCAAATTTCCCCAGTTAATATTGACCACATCGGAAGCAGCGGCACCGGGATTAATCAGATCAAAGTCATCAGCAGTTTCTAAAGCATTTGCAACGGTAGAGTCTAAAGCATATTTGTTTTCTTCCGATGGCAAAGGATCAACACCTGTATAAACAGGTTCTAAACCATACGAAGAATCAAATTCAAAAACGAGATTAGAAGAAACATAAACACCAGTATGTGCATCTTGCCAGTAACTATTTGATGTTCCAAGACCAGCACCCTTAATGATATCATCAGAAACACTTGGCGTACATCCAGCACTAAAACTAATATAAACACCGCGATTTGATGATATTTTAATTTGACTAATCCCAGCATAGACTTCTGCAATACGCAAGCCTCTTGAACCAGAGTCCTTAGTCATAATTACATAGCTATCATATTTTGACATTAATTCATTGTATGTAGTTGGATAATATACCGTAAAAGACGCCGACGGCATCCCTACATAAAAAGGAACACCTACTATTTCCGAAACAGATTCCAAAAGATAAGCGTTTTCCGTTGGGTCATAATCACCATTAATATCCCGGAAATACAGACTTTTTACCCATTTCTTGAATTTATTCCACATATCACCACTAGTAGTCAGCCCCCCCTCAATAACGCTTAATGCCCATTCTTCAACTTCTTGCTGGGCAGACCATACAACTTCATCAGCTTCTGCCATCCAGGCACAAAATGAATCTATCTGTTCTTCACCCCACGCTTTTAACGTATCACGGTTTTGGTATGTTACAGCAGTTGTAGCAGATACACCCACAGCTACCATAAGCAACGCAAACGCTTCCCCCACTGTCAAAACAACCCCACCTATTATGATAGATGTTGCATGTGCTTCCTGGTAATCGTAATATACCGTTGCGGTAAATACGAAGCAGGCCAGAAACAGCGCAAGCATCCGTTTTATGATCCGGTGCAATGACCGCCTGGCGGACCGTCTTAATATCCACTTCTCTTTCATATCTTTCCTTCCTCCAATCCTCGTTAGTGTATCTCAATAGCAAGCGGCTGCCGTTCCGATCGGGCGCGCACGTGCTTTTTTTTGAGATACAGTCTCTGATTTCTTTGAGATGCATTTTCCTGAAAATCCGTACAAAAAAGGAAGGGCAGGGGTCGCCCTCCCTCTTTCCGTGTTATGCGACACAACATAACTTCCTGACAGGGACTACTTCGCGAATCGCTTGAAGAAACGGATTCCAAAGTTGATGCATAGGTAAGCGCTCATGACCGACATTACCACCGGCAGTGTCGCCGTTATGGTTGCCAGCATCGTTGTTGCCATGGTCTGGAACGAGCTGGAAAGCTCTGCCGCTACATCAAATTCAGCTGCATGGGCCGGAAATGCCGTTGCCAGAGTCATCAAACCGGCTGCTGTTGGAACGGTGCCATACCGTCCTATTGCGTTTCTCAGTTTCATCATACTTCATATACCTCCTTAATTAATTATATTTCTGAAAAATCCCGTTAGGGAATTGACAGCGTAGAAAATTAGATTTGACATGAGCTGCAATATCATACCTGCTATCATGCCTGCTGTGACGTATTGCCACATTTGTGTATAATCCAT